TAATTAAGCCAATATAAAAACCCAATCTTTGGATTTGATATATTATTTCTCGAATATCACTTAATAATATTTCTTCCCCTTTTGCCGCTGATACTCTCCCTAAAAAATCAAACTTAATAAAAGGTAAACGGACATTAGTCATTCTATGACCAAAAGCTTCAATTTCAACTTTCTGTCTTTCAACAAAATGAGAAGCGTGACACATTGAAATACCTACAGCATCTTTTCTTAGTCCCAAGTCAATATGCATATAACGAGTGTGTAACCCTGTACCCTGTTCTGGGCCAAATTCTGTGATAAAAGATCTTTTATCTTCTAAGAATGGATTAGCATAAGCAGCTTTATCTACCTTGTCAATTTTACTTCTATCTTTAATAAAAGGTCTAGTAGACTCAGTTGGAATACAGGCAATATCTCTTAAGAAATTTTCTGGATCTCTTAAGTAATTTGCTTTTAATTCCATTGGTACTTTTATTTTTGCCATCTATGCTCCAAAAAACATTAATAATACTTTTCTTTTTCCTTTATGGGTAGTTGCTTTATGTAAAACAGGGTTGTTATCTGGTGCTGCCCCATAAATACAACCTTTTAAATAATGATTTTCAACTAATATTTCATTACCTTCATTATCTTTATAAAATAAGTCGCCTCCTGTAAAATCTTCTGGATCACTTATTAATATAGAACTTCCATATCGGCACCAAGCCATGTGATTTCCAATTAATTTACCATCTTCTTCTTTACAACCATCATAATGCCAATCATGGCCAGAAGTTCTGGTTTCAAGTACCCAATAACTTGGTTCACTAAATTTTAAAGGTTGCTTAGTATGAGTTTTATAAGTATCTGCTACCTTCTTAATAATAGGATGAGCTTCAAAATCATGACTACGTTTATTAACTGTTTTTGAACAGAAAATAGCTAACTCTTTAGCTTCTTCAGGTGTTAAGATATTCTCAATCTGCATCATTTCTTTTTCTTTTTATACCCACTAGCATAAGCCGCTCTTCCTACTGCTTTAGCTTTCTTTTTAGTTTTGTAAGGCCCTTTAGATCCCCAATAATAGCCTTTACTAGTTTTACGTACGGGCATTAAGCTTCTGCCCCAGGATCATCATTAATATATGTAGGAATTTCTAGATAATCTATAATATTTAATATGGCCTGTAAGTGACTTATTACATGAGTATCATTATCTTTATTAGATAAACTCTTAGGAAGTTTATTTCTAAACTCTTTTAAAACTGATACAGTTTCATCTAATCTTAACCCTAATTTTTCAGGATCATAACTATAGATATCTATCATCTTCTTTTCTATTGACTTACTCATACTTCTAATGCCCTCCTAAACCATCCGAATAAAAACTTTTCCTGTTCTGGTCTTCTATCCACTATATCCATGTAATGTTTTACTCTATAGCAACGAACTCTTTCAAGTTCTACATTAGATACTGCTTTACGAGTAGCAGGGCCGACTGCCCCGTCAACTTCAATGCGATTAGCTTCTCCATTTTTTCCATTTGCAGACCTTTGCATTACTTTTGCAGCATTTCCATAACCCATATTTAAAACCATATCAAAATAGATATACCTTAAGTTCTCAGGCATCTTTTCAATTTTATAACGGTCCCAATAGTCTTTTCGGTAAATTTCTTTGGCTTCATCTCGAGATAAATTCTTAATATCTAAATCAGGATAAGCTTTTTTACTAATACCGAAGTTAGTTTCTCCTCCTAGATCATTAGGATCATTAACATAACCTCCTTCATGGTCTAGAACTTTATCAATGCAATCTTCAAATTTCATAATATCTCCTCAATAGCCAAATACTCTAATTAGCTTAATTAATATTTCAACATCTTCTTTTGCGCGATGTTGCTGTTTAAATCCATATCCAAAATACTTTGAAACCGCCTCTAAGCTGTAAGCCTTTAAATTTGGTCTCTTTCTTTTCATAAATTTTAAGTAATCTAAAAACCTTAAGCAAGTGAATCTTCTATCATTCCATATCAAAAAACGTCTATCAAACGAAGAATTATATGCTATTATACGCTTATTTCTCACAAATTTGTATAAATCATCTTTAATTTCAGCAAAAGTAGGGGCTTCTATAAAGTCACTTTCTTGTAAACCTGTGAGTTTAGTTATTTTATAAGGGATATGTTTTTTAGGTTTAATTAGAGTTGAAAATTCTTCTTGAACTTTTCCCCTCCAATATCTTACGGCATAGATTTCTATAATAGAATCTTTTCTTGGGTCAAATCCTGTGGTTTCCAAGTCAAGTATAATTACCCCTGGAGAAGGCATTATTTTACTTCTTTAATAATATCTAGTGTATCAGTATCTACCACAAAATATTTACTCATGTCAAAATATTTAGGACCTTTTGCTTCCCAAAGGCTTCTACTTCTAACAAACATATTTAGCTTTTCAATACCTACTGATTTACCTTCTTTGATTTTACGTTCGAGGAATGAGTCAGGATAACGTGGAGAACTAATTAATACAATAACTCCTGGGATACTACCATGTCTCATAAATCTAGAAGTCATACGATTCATAACTGCATTATACATTTCTTCACCCGCATCATACATATCTTCATTAGATTTTTTAGAATCTTCAGTTACTTCAAGGAAGTTTGCCTCATCAATAACCGCAGAATATACATTATAACCTAAAGCTGATAAAGCAGAAGATGTACCAGCATAAATACAAGTATTATTTCTATCGATTCTTATTTCTCTACTAAATCTCGGGTTAGCAGGAAAATAGTCCTTATTAAATCCGGACTGGAAGCGTTCCCAACAATACGTAAACACAACTCTTCGGGACTGAACTTCAGATCTTGATAATAGCATAATACAAATAACACTATTATCAGCTAACCCATAGGCCTGCTGTGGATTCTTATGCATACACATTTCATACCATAACAGCCATAATATTATTGAGGATTTAAATGATTTACCTGCCCCAATAGCTTCTAAAAATATAGCAAGATTTACTTCTCTATTTTTTCTATCATTCCATAAGTCACAAACATCTGCATATACCGAATCGAACATTCTACCTTCAAGACCTAGAAAATAAGGATCATTAAGTAGAGTTTCAATAGGTATGTCTCTGAATTGTTTTATGGTTTCATCATTCCAATCATAAAGAGCTCCGCCTTCTTGATTGTCATAATCACTTATCCATCTTTCCGCCTCTTGAAATAAAGGATCTTTTTCATTACTCATCTTTTACCTCAGCTTCCAATACTTCTGATTCTTTTTGATAATCAAATTCTTTTCCTACAATACGGCCTTGAGTTTTAAAAGGAACAATAACTTCATCCATAATTTCAGTTAATATTCTTTTACCCACATTCTTGGCAGCGTTTTGCATAATTATTTTAAATATCTGATCTACAAAAGCTTTAACCGTTGTAGTATCAAGACTAACTTCTTTTTTAAGTTTAGGTCTTAATTCTTTTGCTTTAACAATCTTGTCAGTTATTTTCATAACTAATTCTATGTCTTGATTAGTTAAATAACCTTCTTCAGGATTTTCTAAATCTCGTCTTCTTTGAAGAACATAAGACACTAAAGCATACATACCTTTAATATCTTCATCAACAGAAGTTAAATGTTTCTCCTCTATTATTTGAGCATTTTCAAAATACTCCATAAGATTAGTTGGCAATCCAGCTTCTCTATTAAGATTTTCCCATAAGCCAACATTATTTGGATTGGTTATTTGACGGTCATGGTAAGTACATTGTCCATATCCCGGATGATCAGTACCATCCCCAGAAGGTTTTAAACATACATAACCCTCCGGCATTGAATTTCGTTGAGTACCACAAATACGTCGGGTACGTTGATTATTCTCCCCTAATAAATAGACTTCGTATGGTGATACTTTATCTATTTTTGGTTTAGTAGAATTAGCCAACTGACCCGCTTTTTTAACGGTGTTCTCAAGTTGCTTTTTCTTATCCAAAGTAACTCCTTATTTTTTCTTCTTACGCCTTACTATTTTTCTCTTTTTCTTAGTAGCCGTAGTTTTATATTTTCTACGTTTTGGGAATTGACTAGAATTAACAGCCATTATTATTTTCCAAATCCGTTATGAAATAACATGTCATCTACAAAATAGACATCTAAATCCTCAACATCAATAGTTGCGGTCTGTATAGTTCCATTAATCATTTCTATAGAAGTTATAGCTTGAGTGTTCTTATCTTTATCAACAAGTAAATCTGTTTCTAATAAAACATAAGAGCCATTATTTATTTGAGTCCATTGATATTTTCCATCCCTATAAACAAAGACGGGGTGTTCATAAGTAACTCTTAGTTCTTTTCCGTTCGCTAATGTTATTTTAAAATAATGATCTAAAGAATCTAAGTTGATTGCTCTTACTGTTGTATTTTGTAATGAAGCAGAATCTAAATTTTCTAATGTATAATCTTTATAAGTATCATAATCATCATCTGCTGGGTCATTGATAGGCATACCAGGAAGGTTCATACTTTTAACTTGTTGTCCTACAATTAAACTCTCAATATTAGTACTAGTACCATCAGCTAATAATACTTTAGAACCATAAAGGAAACATCCACCTCCGCCTGATCTACCTCTAGCAGCTACCCAGCTACTTCCCATAGTACTATATGTAGTTCCAAAAGCATTAGTTACTGTAATAGCATAATAATCCCAATCTCCTGAGCCCGCATTATGATTTTGAGTACCATCATTAACTGTAGAGATAACTGAACCTGCTATGCCGGGAGGGTCACTACTTTGAGTTTCATTATGATATAATTTAAAATCTGTAATAGTATAACCATTAGTAGCAATACTCCAAGTTAAAGTTACATAACCTGTTGAACTACTATGAGTAGCACCTGAAAATGAAGAGATACTGGGTAAAGCAGCATCAGTATCATAACTATACCATTCACTCATACTATGAGGTGCACTACCATTAGGCCTATTTGCAGCGAGATTAACGGTATTAATAGCATCATAAGTTCCAGTCTGTCCATCCTTTAAAGAATGAGTAGCTGTAGCTGACCTATCTAATTCAGTATTAACTTCGCTAAATTTAATTGCTCCAGATGCTTGTAAAGCCATTATTTTCTTCCTTGTCCTCTATATTTCTTTTTGTAATGTTTAGTACTTAATTTGTTCCCATACTTGGTATTACGTCCTTGACCCTGACGGGTTTTTTTAGCCCCGTTGGATCTTCTAGCTCTGTCCTGTCCAAATACTCGTCTTGCCATAATTTAAAATTTATTGTGAGCGCATATTCCATGTACGAAATAGTTATCATTATCTTCGACATCCATAGTAGCATAATCAATCCAATCATTAGTAATATGACTAACTGAAGTAATCTCAACTTCGCTACTATCAACTCCATACATCATATCGCCTACTTGTAATGTCCAAACTCTTTTCCATGACCAAGATCCACTTCTTTTTATAAGTAAAGGGTGTTCTTCGGTTACTTTAATCGAGCTGTTAATTAAAAAATAGGAATTTGTGGACCCAAATACAATATTTTTAACCGTTGAAGTTTCAAAAGTAGCAGTTAATGTTGAAGAACTCTCATTTAAAAATACTGATGGTACATCACTACTTGTGATTTCACTAAAGCTAACCGATTTAACTTCATCTCCGATTAGCATGTTTCCATAATTCTTTGTAGAACCATTAGGTAGAGTTACAGGTGAACTAACTTCAAAACAAGGTGATCCTTGCTGTCCTTTTTGTCCTTTCTGACCTTTAGATCCACTTGGTCCTGTTGGTCCACTTGGTCCTGTTGGTCCCGTAGGACCTGTTGGCCCTGTTGGTCCTGATCCTCCGCCTGGGCCTTCTGATCCAGTAGCTCCTTTTTGTCCTTTAGATCCTGTTGGTCCTGTTGACCCTGTC